AAGGGTCAGCGCCAATGATGATTGGTCTGTGCGGTAGGATTTGAACCTACGACCCCTCGGTTCCAAACCGAGAACTCTGACCAGACTGAGCTACGCACAGTGATCTTAGGTCGCGGGAGGGATGGGGCTTTCATGGTGGGCGAAGTATACACGTAAAAAAGGGCTCCCGAAGGAGCCCTTTCTAAAAGCCCGAGGGCTTAGGTCGAACCGGGCGAACCGAAGATGCCCAATGGATCGCTCCAGCCGAAGCTGTAACGCTCGCGAGCCTTGTAACGGACGTTGCCGGTATCAAAGTCGCCATCCATTTTGGTGTCCAAAGCCACACGCTCGAAGTGCTTCAAGCCATCTGGCACGTCCGTCGTCAGGAACCATGCGTTGGTGTCCGTCAGATAGTGGTTGACAGTGTAGCCTTCAGGGATCGAACCGTTGTTCTTCAGGGCGTTGATATCGTTGTCGGTGGTACCAACGCGCAGGCTGGTTTCCAACAGACGAGTAGCAACGAACATCAGAGCGGTCGGGATGATGAGCTTCTTGGGCTTAGCAGCAATCAACAGACCCTTTTCGTCCACCCACTGGGCGATCTGGATAACGGCGGCTTCCAAGGAAGTCTCGTTCAAATCAACACCGGTAGTGGGACGGTTGGAGTTGGTACCGCCGTTGACCAAGGGGTGAGCCGTGGAGAACAAAGGCACGCCGTCGCCGCCGTAGTACGCAGCAGAGTTAGTGAAGCCGTTGTTCAAAACAGCAGCAGCCTTAACTTGCTTGGTGTACGCCATAGCGCGGGCCAGACCTTTGGTGTAACGAGCCGACAGGGAGTCGTACAAGTTATCTTCCATTGCCTCTTCCGTGATCGAGAAGCCCAAAGCGATGGTTTCGTGGTTGTACCGTGCAGTGAAGGCTTCCTGCGCATTGTCATAAGCAATGGCTTGGCCCTCGTTCTTCACCGGTGCAGCGCCGAAGCCCGCCAGTTTGGTTTCTTCTTCAAAGCTACGCTCCGATGTCTCGGTAACGTAGATTTCCTTGTGCTCTTCGCCGTAGCGGGCATATTCCAGACCAAAGAGTCCGTTCAAGCCGGGGAGCAGTTCTTTCAATAGTTGTGCGCGTGAAACAGCCATGATTTAGCTCCTATTACAGACCGACAGCATTGCTGTAAGAGTGGTATCCGGGGTTGAACTTCACCAGAATATCAGTGTAGGCGTCGCCGACTTGCGAGAAGCCAACCATGTCCACGAAACCAACGACGCGGAAAGCGGCAGTGGTAGTTACCATAGAAGACTCCAACACAACGGAGGTATTCGAATTGCCCGAAGTGGTGCTACCGGTAGAGGTAGATTGCGCAGCAGACAGGAACGTGTTGCTGCCCAATGCGGCGAAAGTCACAATGCCCGAAGCTTGCACTTGGAACACAGCGCGGTCGTCATCGACAACGTAGCCAACGGCGTCAGAAGCGACGGTACCGGTGGGCCAGTATTGTGCGAAAACCTTTTGCTTGGTGCTTGGGTTGGTGTAAGAGCAACCGACAAATACGCCGACGCAACCAGTCAACGTAGTACCAGCCGGGAAGGCGTTGGTAGTAGCGTCTGCGCCGGTAGCGGTAGCGATTGCCAGATAGCCCGTAGACTGGACATAGACCAACGATCCGTTATAGATGTTGGTGCCATAGCCAGAGGCGATGGGGAAGCTGCGTGTGCTACCTGCGTAAGGTAGACCACCCAACTCATTTACGGGTTTGAACCCGTAGGGAGAAGAGGTCGATGCCATATATAAAACTCCAATTATTTAGAACCGGAACCAAAATTTCCACGAGTGACGGACGATTTCTTCTCAGAAAACAGTGTCGCCATGCGCGGGTCTTGTTGGCGCATAAAGTTGTTGTCCACAGACTCCATATTGGCCTGTGCTGCTTGGTTGTAGTAATCAGCGATGGCTTGGGCGCGTTCTGTAGGCATCTTGCAAAGCATGAGGCCCCCAACTTCGACGTTGCCTGTCTTCTCATTACCGACCAACATAAGCTCTTCGTGGTCTGCCGCCTTGACAGGAACCCAACCGTCGCGCATCTTGGAAGACACGTTGGTCGGAATACCTTGTCCCAAAACGTGAGTGGCAATCCACCGATAGGTGTAGCCGGGTTCAGGCGTTGGATCGGGCAGGGTGCTCGAAGGGGTATACACAATGCGAGCGCTTTTGTCGCGGGAAGAAAGGTCACGAGATGTACGAGAATCAGCCATGTTAAGCCTCCAGTTTTGCTGCCTGAGCAGCGTATTGTTGCGGTGTCATTCCAAATTTCTTAGCCAACGCGAGCGCTGACTTCGTAAGTTGGACTTTACGAACTCCTGACGAACGTGTCGCGGGTGCGACAACAGACGCAGGACGCTTGCTGGTCTCAACCTTGCTGTTTCCGAAAACTTCCGGGAACTTACTTCTTACGCGAGCATCAATTTGCTCGAAATATTCATCACTACGCGGATCAAGGCCCGAATTCACTAGTTTTTGGTGCAGCCCTAGTGAGTAGCTGGTTACGTCTTCAAACCCATCAGCCCCGAACCACTGGTTTTTTGCCTGCCAGCGCAGGGATTTTTCGTCGGGTTGCACCCGTTGGGGTGCTGGTTGTTGCGTTTGTACCGCATTTTCTTGAGTTTGTAAAGGGGTATGTCGAAAGTTCTTTACAGCTTCAAGTTTGAATTTAGCATCAGTCAAAGCTTCTTGGGCGGCAATGATGCCGTCAGTATCAAAAGCCTCTTGAGCTTCCTTATATTGACGACGCGCTTGGGCAACTTCTGCTTCAGCGGCACTCAAACTTGATGCTACTACCTGTTTCGTACCTTGGTCAACATACCCGCGTAGGGTTTTGTTTTCTTCCAAGATACGCTGGGCGAAGGACTCCAGCTCCTGCTTTTCGCGCAGGGCGGCTTCTTTTGCACGACGCTCGTCGTGACGAGCATGGGTCATTTCCTTGATGCGGTTACGCACCTTGTCGGAGTACGACTCAATTTCTTCGTCGGTCGGGTCGGCTACTTCGCGGTCGAGCGGCTTGCGGCCACGGTCTTGTTCGGGGGTGTCGTCGATTACTTCAATCTCTACGTCACCATCGGTGACTTCGATCTCGATGTTCTCGTCTTCTTTTTCGTGGGGAAACTTGAATGCTTCAGGCATGATTACTCCTATACGTGTGTGATACCGCGCGGGTCTTGAACAACGCCTTCAATCTGGTCGTCATTAATAAGCCGCATTTCTTTGCCAAACATTTTGAAACGCGTACCGGTGTACGTACGTACCATTACGAAGTCACCGGCTTTACACCAAGGTCCACTGGGGAACTTATTGGCGTCTTTGTACGCATCGGGGCCGACACGCAGGACGAAAAGGACTGAGGTGGTCTGCTCTTCGCGGTGCATAATTTCCGTGGGCTTTAGAAGCGTAGACCCTTCGTAGGTGTCTTTTGCTTCAGGGACAATGCACAACAGCTTGTAGCCCACAGGTGTAGGCAATACTTTGGCTTTCTCTTCTTCCGTTGCGTTCTCATCCGGCTTTTCAGACGGCTGATAGGCTTTTGGCAAAACAATGCCGGGCGGTAGTAGGATTTCACTCATCGGAGTTTTCAACTTTCTTTAGCAGGGCCAATAGGTGAGACTCTGCGTAGGCTAGGCCCTGAATAACCCCGCAAAGTTTTTGGTACTCGTCAAAGGAACGACAGGCCCCACCAGCCAAGTCGTCCGCGTAGTTGTTCATATCCGTACGTATTTTCTGGCGCAGTACGTCTGCGAATTCGGATATCACTCAGTTTCCCCTTTAGTTGCAGCCTGTTGGGCCGTTTGTAGCGCTTGCAGCGCCTGATCTCGCTTGTCTCTGGCAATCTGCGCGCCGATTTGTACACCGGCGTGTTCCTGCTCAAAGGCCTGTTTCTGTTTGCTTTCGTTGATCTGTGCACCAATTTGAGTGCCCTTGAGCTGCATGTTTGCCTGCAACTCGGCCAGTTTCAGCTTGTTCGCATCCGATTTCGCAGCCGCTTCCATCGCCAACTGCTTCTCTTTGTATTGCTGGT